GGGCAATAAAATCTAATTTATTAAAGGAGTTGAGACATGAGACTAATCACACAAACAGGCGGGATGCAAGTAAACGGGCTGAATGTCCTAATCTACGGCGATCCCGGAATCGGAAAAACCACACTCGCGAATACCGCGCCAAATCCAATTGTATTGGACTTCGACAGAGGGCTTCACCGCTCTTCATTACTCAAGAACGGCCTGCAGTTCGAATCATGGCAGGACTTGCTGAATAACAAGGCCGAGCTTGATGCAATACTTGCAAAGCATGATACGATTATTATCGATACGGCGGGCACTGTTATTGAGCTTATGCAAATGCACCTTACTATCAATAACCCCGGACTTCTTCGCAATACGATCAAGTTATGGGGCGAAACAAAGCGTACATTCCAAGAGTTTTTTACTCCGCTCAAGCTTAGTGGTAAGAATGTAGTTTTCATTGCACACGCCAAAGAGAAAGAAGAAGGCGATATGCGAATCAAGCGCCCTCTCATACCAGGCGCAAGTTATGACCTACTTATGCAGTCATGCGACCTAGTAGGATACTATACAACGCAAGGCAATAAGAGAGTATTGACCTTTGACCTTAGCGATTCAATCGTAGCCAAGAACTGCGCAGAAATTGCACACGTTCACGTGGATGGCTTGCACTCTATGACTACTTGCCTTGCTGATATATTAGAACATACCAAATCGGCAATAAGCAGACGCTCCAAAGAGCAAGAGGCCGCAATCGCCTTGGTCAGCGAATGGAGCGAAAAGGCAAAAGCCGCAAAGGATGCGAATAAGTTTGTCTCTGACCTTAGCAAAGCAGGACTTGAGGATGCTCTTAAGCGCGCGGTATGGGCTTCAGTGGTAACTACATTCGGAGAGCGCGGCTTGCAATGGAATAAAGAAAGCGGTAAGTTTGAAGAGGTGGTGAGATGACTAACACCTTCGAAGTCTGGGGCGCATTTGATGAAGACGATACGCTCTTAGATTACTCGCTATTTGAAGAGGATGTAAGACAGTGGGCTTATGATCGCTTTGAGAAAGAGATGTACAGCATAGCCAAAATGACAATACATGAACGCGAGCTAGTTAAGATTCGCAATTTAAGAGATCCGTATCAGGAGTATATCGATGAGTAAGCAACAAACGGCGGTAGAGTGGTTGAAGCAAAGTATAGAAAATACGTCTATACATTGGGGTTCGGAATTATACTATAACCAAAAAGGCGATAGTTTCAATTACCTTGTAATTAGAATACAGCCCGAAAAATTAGACGAGTTTTTTCACCAAGCTAAGCAAATGGAAAAAGAGCAGATTGTTGATGCGCATTTACTCGGACTTGTACATGATTTGACAAAAGATGCATGCACACAAGCAGAGGAATACTATAAAGAAAACTACGGAGGCGACCATGAGTAAAACCGCAATGCAGACCCTACGGCAATCACTTGACTTCGCATATTACGAGGCTTCAGTAAGTCGGACACCAGGCGAGGTATTATCGCAGATCAGATTCCAAACAGTTGACCTCTTAGCAAAGGAACGCGAGCAAATTATTAAAGCATTCGAGGCGGGCGCAAAACTCAAAGAAGCATGCACGCCGGAAGCGTATTATAGGCTGGTTTATGGACAGGAGGAAGTATGATTAAAATTAGTGCAACCCAGCTCGAATCTTACCGCCGCTTTCTTGATGGTCTAATAACAGTCGAGCAGTTCGAGCGCTCACTCTTGAGACTCGATCCGCCGAATGCAATGATGCAAAGAGGTATCGCATTCCACGAGATGATGCAAGCCGACAGCCCTCAAGAGTTCGAGGGACAATTTAGCGATAACTGCATTATCAACGCCCGCAATTGCATGGATTACCGCTCGCGAGTATTCGAGTATAAAGTTCGCCGCGTCTTCCGCACTCAATTCGGTGATATATCAGTAACCGGAGTCGCAGACCAACTTATCGGACTTGATGTCGTAGAAATCAAAACCAAGTATAGTACAATCAGTTTTGATGACTATTACAACTCAATACAATGGCGAGTATATTGCGAGCTATTCAACGCGCCCTTTGTCCATTACAAGATATTCGAATTCAATTCACCTGAAGCTATGGACTTCAAAAACAAAGCGGAATACTCATTCCCGAGACCCGCGTACAATTACGAATATGTTCGAAATATGATACACTACTTGCATGAGTATATCTTAGTTCGAGGCCTTGATAAAGAAGATGTTTTGCAATTGAAAGAGAGCAAGGTGCTCGCTTAATTATTTATTTTTTTGGAGTAAAGGTATGAGATACCAAACAGAACCAATGGCTAGTTTTCGCCAAGTTCACACTACGACAGATTATTCAATGTTTAAGCCAATTGATGGCAATCGCAATAAGAATAGATTGCATATTGCTAGGCTAAAACAATCAATGCTAGAGAATTATCTGTTTACCGTAATTGTAGTCAATGAAAAGTATGAGATTATTGATGGACAGCATCGCTTCGAGTGTATAAAAGATTTAGGTTTGCCATTACATTACATTATTTGCAAAGGATATGGATTATCTGAAGTGCAAAGATTAAATGCAAATGCAAAGACGTGGAATGCTGATGACTATCTCGAAGGATATGTTAGTATGGGGCTAAAAGATTATATCGTATACAAAGAGTATAAAGAAAAATATGATATAGGTCATACTGAATGTTTAGCTTTACTTACAGGAAGCAAAACATCCCCACATGCAAGCAGCAAAGTAAATCCAAGAAATATGTTTTATGATGGCAAATTTAAAGTAGAAACATTATTTGAAGCTGAAGATATTATGGATAAAATTCTTCTTTTAGCTCCTTATTATGCTGGTTATAAAAGAAGAGTTTTTATTCTTACTATGATGAATTTACTTAGAAATGAAAATTTTGAGTTTACAGAATTTTTGCAAAAGCTTAAGATACAACCTACAGCGCTGCAAGATTGTACTAACATTCAACAATACAAAATCTTAATTGAAGAGATCTACAACTACAAGAGAAGAGATAAAATAAACTTGAGGTTCCTCGCATGAAAACATCCGCTCTATACAAAGAAGTCGCCGGTATCGAGACTTCGCTTAAGCCCGGCGTCCCATTGTCTCAGCAATTGCGAGAAGAACGCAAAGTAATTGAGAAAACTGCAATCGGATACCAAAAAAGCAAAGGCGAAGGACTCACACCCGATGAAAGACAAGGCATTACGCCGCTTGCACTTAAAATACCACACGCAATGGCAGATCGATTCCGAGCACTTGCAAAGGCGCAAAATATCTCACAAAGAGAGCTATTCCGCCGAGCACTAACTATGTACTTTAAAGATTTCGAGGATGTGAAATGAATTACGCGGAGTTTCTTAAAAAGAAGGTAAAATCAATCCAAGAGAGCGGATTTGATATTGAAGATAAGGATTTGAATACATACTTATTCCCATTTCAAAAATACATAGTTACAAAAGCACTGAAGAAAGGACGCTATGCTATATTTGCAGATTGTGGACTTGGTAAAACATTGATGCAACTTGAATGGGCAAATCAAGTAAATAAACAAACAGGAAAACCAGTGCTGATACTCGCACCTCTTGCAGTGTCAGGACAAACAATAAGCGAAGGCGCAAAGTTTGGCATTCCAATAAGCAAAGCAAAAGAATCTGAGAATCATGGCGTGGTAATTACTAACTATGAGCAAATAGATAATGTAGATTGTTCTGAATTTGCAGGCGTGGTACTTGATGAGTCTAGTATTCTTAAAAACTTTGAAGGCGAAACTAAAAAGAAAATAATAGATTCTTTTTACCATACTAAATACAAACTTGCTTGTACTGCAACGCCATCTCCTAATGATCCGATGGAACTCGGCAATCATGCTGAGTTTTTAAATATCATGAGTCGCAATGAAATGCTTGCAATGTATTTTGTCCATGATGGAGGTGAGACTTCTAAATGGAGATTAAAAGGCCATGCTGTTAGTACATTTTATTCTTTTGTTTCATCATGGGCAATTATGCTATCTAATCCAAGCAATATCGGATTCCCGATGGATGGATACGACTTGCCAAGTCTAAACATTCAAGAAAAGCAAATCAAAACCGAAACTAGAGACAATGGATTGCTTTTTAATGATACGGCTATATCTGCAATTGACTTTAATCAAGAATTGCGACTCACTAAATTAGAACGCATTGATGAAGTTGTAAAACTTGTAAATAATTCAAATGAAAATTACATTATTTGGATTAAACAAAATGAAGAAGGTGAACTGCTTAGAAAACTGATTCCAGATGCCATTGAAGTCAAAGGATCTGATTCTCCGGAATATAAAGAAAAGATGCTTCTTGGTTTTGCAAATAATGAATTTAGAGTTTTGATTACTAAGACTAAGATTGCACAGTTTGGACTCAATTATCAAAACTGCAGAAATCAAGTATTTGCATCATTAGACTTTTCATTTGAAGGCTTGTATCAAGCAATCCGCAGATCATACAGATTTGGACAAAAGAATGAAGTTAATATCTATCTTATTACGACCGATACAATGCAAAATGTAATCCAATCAATTAAAACAAAACAGAATCAATTTGAGAATATGCAAAAGGAAATGGAGAAAAGTATGAACGCCAATGAGGATATATTTAAGCACGCTGAAGTGCAATCAAATGAAACAAGCAATGAATACTATACTATCAAGAATGGAGATAGTATTCAATTGATACAATCACTCGAATCAAATAGCGTAGGGTTTAGTGTGTTTTCCCCTCCATTTGCAGAACTATATACTTATTCATCTCATATCGAAGACTTAGGAAATTCCAAAGATTACAAAGAGTTTTTTGAACAGTTTTCTTTCTTGGCTTCGGAACTATTTAGAGTCATTAAAGAAGGCCGTAATATCGCAGTACATTGCATGGACTTGCCTATACAAAAAGGAAAAGAGGGATATATCGGACTTCGCGACTTTAGCGGAATGATAGTACAGTTATTTCAGTCTGTTGGTTTTGTCTATCATTCGAGAGTAACTATTTGGAAAGATCCAGTAGTTGAAATGCAAAGAACAAAAGCACTAGGACTATTGCATAAACAAGTCAAAAAAGATAGCACTATGTCTCGCGTTGGTATTCCTGATTATGTTTTGATATTCCGAAAAGATGGCGATAGAGATGAGCCTGTTACAAATACTGATCTTTCTGTTGACTTATGGCAAAAATACGCATCACCTGTATGGATGGACATAAATTACTCGAATACTTTACAAGGGTATCGTAATGCTAGAGAGGATCAAGATGAAAAGCATATTTGCCCGCTTCAACTTGATACCATTGAAAGATTAATTCATTTGTATACAAATAAAGGCGATACTGTATTCACTCCTTTCATGGGTATTGGTAGTGAAGTATATCAAGCGGTAAAAATGGATCGCTATGGAATCGGATTTGAATTAAAAGAGTCTTATTTTAACCTTGCATCAAAAAATATGCAAGAGCTTGTAAAGTCAAAAGGTCAGGAGGAGATATTTGCATGAATCACAATATGATATACGACGAAGGGGATGGCTTAGCCTCCCCCTTCATCAAAGGCAAAAGCCTATCAGAGCAACTAAGAGAGGAACGCGAAGAAATTGAGCGGAAAACAAAGCAAGCAATAAACACAAAAAATAACCTAGCAGATTATTACTTTGCAAAACAAAAGAGACCGCAGCTTCAATACGCAAGAGTAGACCCGAAAACTAAGAGCGCTCACTTTATGAAACGAGGCATAGACTTCGCATTTGCAAATCCATACGCGGAGCTATCCGGGCTTGAAGTCGAAGTGCTCAAACATTTCCCGACAAATCACACGCTAAGAGACAAGGTAAGATTCCAAGAGCTAATAGCAGCGAAGCGGATGTTTATATTCTTTGCGACCGTATATCTGAAGCTCACATCATTCAAGATCGCCGAATACTTAGACATGAATCGCTCGACTCTTTCGCATCATATTTACGCGGCTATGGACGAGCTCGATACATACTCGCAAGTGCAACTAACAGCCCAAAAAATCGAAGACTATCTCTGGACTCGACATGAACAATTTAGATCGTGAAACTACTTTACAAGTCGGATATTACATAGAGGAAAAAATATGCCCTTACATCCGATCGGTCACATCAGTGACCTTGCGCAAGATACAAACCCTAAGCCGCTCGCTACGCTCCCGCTTTCAGCGATTCTTAAAATAGAACGCGAGGAGTTGTTCGGAAATCGAACAAAGAAACCCCGCGGGCGTGTTCGAAAATTAAACACCGCCGAGCTGTATGAAGTATCCGAGCGGGTTATTGAAGTGGTTGCTGAATACTACGAGATCAGTATTCAGCATATTCACCAGCGACAAAGCTTCGCAAGGCATGTGGCCATAACAATATGCTATCAAGACTTTGCTTTCACTATGACGGATATCGCTTTTATCTTTAATTGCGATCGTAAATTGCCTATAATTGCAGCCCGAAATATAAAACACGAGCGCATACTAGATCCAAACTTTAACGAAATCTACTTACAACTTAT